TGGGCTTGAGCATTTTTGATATAGTGTGCTTCATCAATAACCACCAAATCAAAATTGGCCCTAAGAATTTGCGAATCATCTTTCTTTTTAGTGTCATGAAAATTCTTTATTATATCATAGTTTATTATTACAAAATCATGGTTCCCTTCAAAATTTTTACCTTCACAAATATAAATTGACTTATCAGAATAGTTTTCAATCTCTCTCTTCCAATTTATTTTGAGTGTTGCAGGACAAATGATTAAAACTTTTTTTGCACCAGATTCAAGAGCCGCAATTATTGTTGAAGTGGTTTTTCCCAAACCCATATCATCTGCCAAGATGTATTTTTTATTTTCAACTAATTTTTGAATGGCTTCTTTCTGATGAGTTAACGGAGGTCTTTTTGAATATTTTTCATAATCAATTACAACATCTTTTACTGTATTGTCTTTTATTATTGATGCTTTGGGTAACCAAAAGTCATGGAGTTGTTCGGTTTCAAAAACCTTACCCCAAATATGATAGGCCTTGTCTTTTTCTGCTAATAACTTTTCAACCCAAACTTTTTCGGGAACGGTTGTGTATAGTTTGTCATCTGCCAATTTTTGAGCAAAGTATGAATCTAATATAATCCACTTTTTGGCAACCTTAGGGGTTTTATCGTGGTTGTTAATTATATATTCAGATTGACTCCTAGTTGGGTAAAACTTTTTATTTACTTGTGACTTTCTTTTTAGTTCAAGCAAATAATTGTTAGGTCCATCATAGGACTCCAACAATATTAGTGCTTTGGATTCTAAACTTATTTTATCCATTCGGTTTTTTGATTGGAAAATTTATCTCCATTCCATAATTAATAAAAAGTTCTTCTCCTTCTTTGATATCTTTTATTGCAAAATATTCGAAAATATTTTCGTTTTCTTTTGTTACCCAATCGACATTGGGTTCGGAAGAATGATTATAAAATGAACCATATCCCATAACTAACACATATTCTCTCCAATTGACAGATTTTGGCCAAACATATGCATGGTCAATGAAAACGTGAAGTGGTTTATTTCTGTGATTTTGAATTACCAAAAATGAACATTGTTCAATAATCTCACCTCTCGATATTTGTTTAGAACAAAAAACACCAATCCCGTGAGTGTTACTTTTTTGAAGTTTTATTTTAGTTGGTGGATATATTACCATAATTTTTGGATTAAATATAATCAACTGTAAAGTATTTATCAATATGCCAGAAAATTTAGTACCAATAACAAGATTAGGGAAATTCTTCGGAGGAGAAGATTATGCGTTGGACATAAGTATGGGGGAAGAATGGCTTTTAGGTGATATGAACTTCACGGTTATTTTATATCGAATTGATAGGTATAAAACAAAAACCGATGATGTTTATGGGGAAGTGCTCGAAGATGGTGTGCAATTTCTTGCACCGGTTGAACTCAAGGGATACGTTCAAGTTATGGCACCAACAAATAAATTTTTGGGTAATTCAAGAGTGGAACAACAGGAACCTGGTAATATGAGATTCAGTATCTACCAAAAAACTTTAGAAGATATGGGTGTAGAAATATTCATGGGTGATTATTTGGGATATTATGAAACTGAGGATAGGGTAAGATATTATGTTGTGAGTGATGACGGTTATGTTAGGTCCGATAATAAACATACTTACGGAGGGTACAAACCGTTCTATAGAACTGTGGTTGCCACTTATGTGAGTGAAAACGAATTCAAAGGAATATAATGAAACTTATTTTTAACGAGCAAGGAGATAAAGCGGTTGTTATAACTGAAGGGCTTGCAGATTTTTTGATGGATAAATTGAAAGATTTGTTGGGTCCCGAATCTTTGGAAAAGTTAAAGTCCCAATTGGGGTTAGAAGATAAAGATTTAGAAGTAGAAGTACCTCAGGATTTGAAAACAAAGTATAATTTTCATTCAATTCCTGACGGTAAAAATAATTTTAGGTCGGCTCAAATCGAAGGGTCAGTTCTTCCTGCAGTTATCAAAAAATTTGGAATCAAAAATATTATACGTTTGAATGGTGATGGGGTTGATGCGAAGCATAGAAGTTCACATGAACCTCTTTCTGTTTCCGACGAGAAAAAAATTTGTGAAAGTTTGGGTTGTAAATTTCATAAAATAAGTTCTCATGAAGGTTATAAAGAAGGTGAAGGGTATGTAGGGTCTTTGAGAAAAATAATCCCTATTTTATCTGAAGGTAATACATTAATACACTGTGCTCACGGTGCAGATAGAACTGGTGGTTTGGTTGGTGGGTATTTAAAAAAGACAGGTAAAATGACTGATTTGGACGACTTATGGAATTATACTACAAAATATAATGGTTGGAAAAGAATGATTGATTCTGGCAGATTCTTTGGAAGCGGGTATGACAAATATGCAGATACGTTCTATCCAATGGATAAAATGATTGAAAAGTTTAGTAAATAATGCCGTTTCCGAAACAAATAAAAAAGACATTACCATTAGTACCTAAAAAGGAGTTGTCCGCTAGACGTGAACAACTACTACAATATATTAATGAGGATGGTACATATTTGCCAAAATCTGTTCTTCATGCGGATTTAGATAGAGGTATGTTAGATTTTACTAAGGAAGAGTTACAAGTTGTTACCGCGGGTCAAATAGTGCCACTTCTAGATAGAATTATAACTACTCAGAATTGGTCTCAATATTTGGAAACTTGGTCTTTTGTTGATTTGGACTATAACCCAAGTCCTCCATTTATGACTGTTGTAAGAGTACCTGAAGTGAAGTATGGTACCAATCCGTCTTTACAGTATACAATACCAAATAGAAAACAATTCTATTACGCTTCGGTACCAACATGGAATGGTAACGAACAAGGAATGGACATATATACAATACCTCAGCCCGTACCTGTAGATATTAATTACAGTGTAAAAATTATTTGTAACAGAATGAGAGAACTGAATCAATTAAATAAAATTGTAATGCAAACTTTTTCATCGAGACAGGCTTATACTTTCATCAAGGGTCAGTATGTTCCGATTATTTTGAATAATGTTGGAGATGAATCACAGATGAATATGGACGCCAGAAAATATTATGTTCAATCTTATGATTTTACTATGTTGGGTTACCTTATTGACGAAGAGGAGTTTGAGATTAAACCCGCAATTCAAAGAATGGTTCAAATAATGGAATTGGATACAAGTACCTTTAAACAGAAAAGAGACAAAACTCCTCCGAATCCGAATGAGTTTGAAATGAATTGGTTATTTGTAACAGGTAATACAGTTCTTTCTGAGTTTATTGAATATACCGCAAATATGACTTTGTTGTCACCGACCAACGTTTCAGGTTGGGACGTTTATATCAATAATGATTTTTATGGTAGTGATGTTCAAACAATTCAAATTACAACTAATGATGAATTAAGGATTGAAATTACAAAACAAGATAATACTAAAGAAGCAAGTTTGTTATTTCTTAATAAGTTAATTTAATCCTCACCGTAGATATCCTTCTTTTCTTTACATTTTTCCAAGATAAGATTTTCTAAAAATTTATATATTTTTATACCTCTCTTATCACAATATTTTTTCAGTATATCATGTACTGCAGGGTCAATTTTTATGTTTTTGATTTCTTTCTTGGTTTTCATGGTAGAAAAAAGGCAGAATTAATTCTCACCGTTTACAAATACATATGTAAAAGTCAAGTTTTTTCATTCAGATAAGAATATTTATGAATAAAATAAATCTGCAAAGAATTAATTAATAATGGCAACAGCACAAGCAAATCAAAAAGTTTACGTTTCACCCGGTGTATATACATCCGAGACGGATTTATCATTCGTGGCACAGAGTGTGGGTGTAACTACTCTAGGTTTAGTTGGAGAAACCCTAAAAGGTCCAGCTTTTGAACCTATTTTCATCACTAATTACGATGAGTTTCAGGCGTATTTTGGAGGTACTGAACCTACAAAGTTTGTTAACACTCAAATCCCTAAATATGAAGCTGCGTATATCGCAAAATCTTATTTACAACAATCCAATCAATTGTTTGTAACTAGAATTTTGGGATTATCGGGATATGATGCAGGTCCTTCTTGGAGTATCAAGGTCACATCTAATGTAGACCCACTTACGATTGGTTTAAATCCTTCGGCAGGAGTTGCCTTTACTGCGGACTTCAGTGGTTCGTCTTCAGGTAATACAACTTCATTTATTGACCCGACAGATTTACCTTTACCTGTTCAATCGGCATTGAACACACAATATAGGTTGTCCGACGGAAGTACATCAACACTTCAATCACAGATTAACGCTTACATTCAAAATGTATACGATACACCATCTTCTTCTGCAGTTACCGTTAATATTTTCGGTGCAATACCAAACGCAGATGCTTTAGCGGTTGAGTCAACTTACAGTGCGGTTACTAATCCGTATAGTGTAGATAACACAAACTTGGCTTACAATGATTTATCTGCAGGAGACAACGATTCTTGGTATTATGCAAACTTCACAAATTATAATGATAACAGTTATTCAGGTTATTCATTTTTCTTTGTAGTATCAAACTTTTCAACAGGGGCCTCTGAATCCTTTTCAGGAACTATTTCAGGTGCTTCATATACTTTCTCAGGTACTGCTTACCCTGAGTTTAACAACATGGTTGTAGCAACTCTTCGTTCAAGAGGTATCTCTTTATTTACGAACAGTTCAACAAGTGTAAATCACGGACCAGTTTATGAAGTAAGTGCAACAACAGGGGTTACACTCGTTTGTACTGAACAATATTCTGGTGTTACAAATAACCCTTATGGTACTTTCTTACTTTCAGGTGTTACCAAAGATTCAGATACCTTCTCATTTGAAGTAAATCTTTTGGCATCCTCATCTAAATTCATAACCAAAGTATTAGGTGTTGATAATTTTGGTAAATCAAGAAATGAAGTACCTTTGTTTGTTGAGGAAATCTACGCAACTTCACTGAATGAGGCATATAATCAAGGTCTTATCCGTGGTGTTAGTTGTGAATTAATCGCTTTACCAGGAGCTCGTTCTCAAGATTCGAGTTCAATTGCATATAATGTACAAAGATATCAAGCACCTGAAACACCGTTCTTAGTTTCTGAATTAAGAGGTAATAAGGTTTATAATCTTTTCAAATTTATTTCAATATCAGACGGAGATTCTGCAAACGTTGAAGTTAAAGTTTCAATTGCAAACTTGTCTTTCAATAATATGACATTTGATGTTTTAGTTAGAAATTTCTTTGATACAGATGCTAATCCTGTAGTAATTGAAAAGTTCACTAACTGTAATATGGACCCGGCTTCTAACAATTTCGTTGCAAAGAAGATAGGTTCTTCAAACGGTGAATATGCATTAATTTCAAAATATATCATGGTTGAGATGGCGGACGGAGCACCGATAGATGCTCTTCCTTGTGGATTCTACGGATACACTCAAAGAGAGTATGCAAATGTTCTTAATCCTTCTCCGATGATAAAATATAAAACTAAGTATTATTATCCTGGTGAAACTATTGCAAACCCTCCTTTCGGTGCTGCCGCAGGCGGTTCGAATACGGTTGAATCAAGCGGAGATATAATTAGAAGAAGTTATTTAGGTTTTTCATCTCAATTTGGAATTGATGAATCTTTCTTAAGTTACAAAGGAAGACAAACCCCTTCAAGTTGGGTGTTAAGTGCAACAGAGGTTGAAGGACAAAAGTGGAATTACTTAAGTAAAGGATTCCATATGGACTCAGGTGCGACTGTTGTAACAATATCAAATTCATCTTTAACTTCAGGTCAAACAGCTTTCGAATGTGGTTCTGCAGAATTCAGAGCAGACCCTGAAACTCAAGAAAATCCATATTATTTCATTTACTCAAGAAAATATACAGTATGTTTTGCAGGTGGATTTGATGGTTGGGATATATATAGAGAGTTCAGAACTAACCAAGATAGATTCCAATTAGGTGCGTCTGGTTATTTAGCGGGTGCTTCACCTTCTTCAAGATATCCTACCGCAACAGGTGAGGGTCTATTCAAGAGAATTACAGTACAAAATAATACTACTGATTTTGCTAATACTGACTATTATGCTTACTTACTTGGTATTTTGACTTATCAAAATCCTGAGGCAACAAACATAAATGTTTTTGCAACCGGTAGTATCGATTATGTAAACAATTCCAATCTTTGTGAAGAAGCTATCGATATGATTCAATATCAAAGAGCGGATTCGGTTTATATTGTTACAACTCCTGACTATCAGATGTACACTCCTGATTCATCTAATCAATTCGATGTGATTTATTCTCAAGAAGCTGTAGATAATTTGGATAACACAGGAATTGATTCTAACTACACCGCAACTTACTATCCTTGGATTTTAACAAGAGATACTGTTAATAACACACAAATCTACTTACCACCAACAGGTGAGGTTTGTAGAAACTTGGCTTTGACAGATAACATTGCTTTCCCATGGTTCGCTTCGGCGGGTTACACAAGAGGTCTTGTTAATTCAATCAAAGCTAGGCAGAAACTAACTCAAGAAGATAGAGACACACTTTATCAAGGTAGAATCAACCCAATCGCAACTTTCTCAGATGTTGGAACTGTAATTTGGGGTAACAAAACTCTTCAGATTGCTGACACAGCACTTAACAGATTGAATGTTAGAAGATTGTTGTTACAAGCTCGTAAGTTGATTTCTGCGGTTGCTGTTAGATTGTTGTTTGAACAGAACGACCAAATCGTAAGACAACAGTTCTTAGATTCTGTTAACCCAATTTTAGATGGTATCAGAAGAGACAGAGGTCTATACGATTTCAGAGTAACAGTTTCCTCTTCTCCTGAGGATTTAGATAGAAACACACTTACAGGTAAAATTTACCTTAAACCAACGAAAGCACTTGAATTTATTGATATTGAATTCTTTATCACACCTACAGGTGCATCGTTCGAAAATATCTAATAATAAGAAGGGGGGTTCTCCCCCCTTTTTTTAGCCAATAAATTATGAGAAATATAACTGAAGGTTTTGTCGATGAAAGTACTCCCGATATGAAGTATTATGCTTTTGATTGGGACGACAATATAGTTCATATGCCCACAAAGATTATGTTAAAAAACGATGAGGGGGAAGAAGTAGGTATGTCAACTGATGATTTTGCTCATTTTAGAGAGAAGGTGGGTAAAGAACCATTCGAATACAAAGGAGAAACTATTGTTAATTTTGCAAATGACCCATTCAGAAATTTCAGAGGACCTGGAGATACTCAATTCCTTAGAGATGCAATGAAAGCAAAACAAGGACCGGCTTTCCAAGATTTTAAAGAAGCGGTGGAAAACGGTTCCATTTTTTCCATAATCACCGCTAGAGGTCACAATCCAAAGGTTCTGAGAGAAGCGGTTTACAATTATATTGTTGACGGTTTTGGGGGTATAGATAAAGAACAATTAATTAAGAATTTAAGAAAATATAGAAATTTTACTGATGAAGAAATGATGTATGATGAAGAACTTATTCAGTCATACTTAGATATGAACAGATATTATCCAGTATCCTTTGCAAGTGAATCAGGGGCACAAAGTCCCGAGGAGTTAAAAGTTATGGCTATGGACGAATTTGTAACTTATGTAAAAGACCTATCGCATCAACTAAATAAGAAAGCCTTTTTAAAAAATGACGTAAGAAATGCATTCATACCAAAAAAACCAACAATTGGTTTTTCAGATGATGACTTAAAGAATTTAGAAAAAATGTATAAACATTATAAAGATAAACCAGATAATATAGTTAAATCTTACTTTACTGGTAAAGGCAAAAAGGAATTAAGAAAATAAATAAATGTTTCAAAAACAAAGTAAATAGAAATATTTTTCAACACCCTATATTTATAGGAATATAAACAAAGAAACAAAAAATTTTAATATATGGCGGATTTACTAATGAAAATGCCGATACCGTACGAACCGAAGCGTCAGAATCGATTTATTTTGAGATTCCCTTCTAGTTTAGGTATCAATGAGTGGTTTGTTGAAACTGCAGCAAGACCATCAATCAAAATAGGTGCAACAGAAATACAGTTCCTCAACACGTCGACTTTCGTTGCAGGAAGATTCAACTGGGACCCAATCTCTGTTAAATTTAGAGACCCAATCGGACCATCTGCTGCTCAGGCACTTATGGAGTGGGTTCGTCTTCACGCTGAATCTGTAACAGGTCGTATGGGATATGCTGCGGGTTATAAAAAAGACATCGACCTCGAGATGTTGGACCCAACAGGTGTGGTTGTAGAAAAATGGATTCTCTACGGAACATTCTTAACAGACGTTAACTTTGGTTCTTTGAGTTATGCTGCAGACGCTTTGGCGGATATTACAGCTTCTCTTAGAATGGACCGTTGTGTATTAGTTTACTAATACCCTTTATAAAAAATCAATACTTTTTATATTTAACCGTAAAGACATAAACTTTACGGTTATTTTTTTTATATGGAAAATCAAGCTAGAGAATACGGACAACAAAATTTAACAATTCCACATGATGTTGTACCTCTACCATCACAAGGTGTATTCTACAAAAACAAGAAAAAAACATTAAAAGTTGGATACCTAACTGCGTCAGACGAAAATATTCTAATGGCAGGCGGGACCGATATTACAACAAATTTATTAAGAAACAAGATATTTGAACCGGACATTAGAATCGAGGACTTAATGGAAGGAGACGTTGAAGCCATTTTAGTGTTCTTAAGAAACACATCATTTGGCCCCGAAATTAATGTTAATGCAATTGACCCAAAGACAGGGAAATCCTTTTCAACAACTGTTATGTTGGATGAATTGAACATACGAAAAGGGGATGAACCAAATGATGACGGAACATTTACAACGACACTACCAAGAAGTGGAAAATTTGTAAAAGTTAAACCTCTAACATATGGGGATATTATTGATTTAAGAAAAATGGAAGAAACATATCCGAAGGGTAGAGTTGTTCCATCGGTTACTTGGAGATTACAAAAGGAGATAATTGAAGTAGACGGAGAGACAAACAAAGGAGAAATTGCGAAGTTTATTGAGGCCATGCCAATCTTGGACTCTAAACACATCAGAAGATTCTTAGATGAAAATGAACCTAGATTGGACATGAGAAGAGAAGTAACTACCCCATCAGGAGAAAAACTAACTGTCAACGTTGGTTTTGGGGGTGAGTTTTTTCGCCCTTTCTTCGGACTATAGAAAAGGACAACTTGATGAGTTTTTCTATTTGAATACACTACTCAAGATAACATGGCAAGATTTTAACGAAATGCCCTTGTTTGTTAGAAAATATCTATTAGACAAGTGGTTAGAAACTAATAAGAAGGACTGAAAAAACAGTCCTTCTTCTATTTATATTTAAATCATTTTGAATGCAAGACGCAGGACAACAATCAAGTGAAGATTTTCTCAAGGAAACCCTCGGCAAGGCAAACCCTTTCAGTGGAACAGAGTTAAGGAATGCGATTGCCAACATGACTGAGTATGGTAGACAACTCAACAATGTTTTTGGGCAATCCAAACAGAGGATATCTGAGTTGATGCAAACTGTTGCAGACGCTGAACCAAGAATTATAAGATTGGGAGGTAATATCTCAGCAACCTTCGAAACAATGAGAGCGGTTGCGGAAACCCTTCAAAGAAATGTGACGGTTACAGAAGACGTACTTTCACAACTATATGCGACATCAAAAGTTTTAGGTGAAGATGCGAATACTCTAGTTAAAAGTTTTGCAGATGCAGGATATCAAGCGGCAAGAATAGGGCCGGAAGCCAGCGAAGCTGTGATTCAAGTACAAAACCTTGGTTTGAATACCAAACAAATTATGGGTACGGTTCTGGATAATATGTCAGAACTAAACAAGTTTAATTTCAGTAATGGTATTCAAGGACTAACTAAAATGGCGGCTCAGGCTGCGATGGTTAGGTTTAACATGGCGGACGCTCTTGAGTTTGCAAACAAAGTACAAGACCCTGAAGGTGCGATACAAATGGCTGCAGGTTTACAAAGATTGGGTGTGGCAGCAGGTGCTTTGGCGGACCCATTTGCACTTATGAACGCATCAATTAACGACCCTGGAGCATTACAAGAATCCTTAATCAACATGACTAAACAATTTAGTTATTTCGATGAAAAAACTAAATCATTTAAGATAAGCCCACAAGGTATTCTTACGATGAAAGAATTGTCGAAGGAAACTGGTATAAGTTACGATAATTTAGCCAAAACATCTTTGGGTGCTGCAGAACTTGATAAAAGATTATCACAAATTTCACCACAAATAAAATTCGGTAGTGAAGAGGACAAACAATACTTGGCCAACTTGGGGGCAATGAATGAAAAGGGTGAGTATACGATTAAGTTAGATAGTGGTATTGAAAAGAAACTTACAGATTTAACACAAACAGAATTTGATGATTTAATTAAACAACAAAAA